GGTAGCCGGTGCTGCAGGCCGCGCCCAGGTAGACGGTGCTGCTGGCCGCGCCATAGTCGCCGGTGCTGCTGGCCGCGCCACGGTTGCCGGTGCTGCTGGCCGCGCCCTGGTAGCCGGTGCTGCTGGCCGCGCCATAGTCGCCGGTGCTGCTTTCGCTGGATTCCGGCTTCGCGCGCTTCACGCGGTACTCGATCGCTGCCTTGATCAGGCCCGGCAAACCGATCTCGGCGCTGATCTTGATGCTGCTGCTGGCGACCTTGCTGTCATCGCCCTTGCGGCTGATCTGGCCGGATTGCTCAACCTCAGCGAAGCGAGAGCCGGCCGGAGGGTAGTAGCCCAGAACGTCCAGCGGGTCTTCGCAGGCATGGAAACCACGGCTGCAAGCCTCGATGTCGCCGTCCAGGTTGTAGGTCTCGCCGACCTGGTACTGCACGCGCTCGCCACCGGCAGGGTGGCAGACCATTTCCTTGTCGAAGCCCTTGTAGGACTTCACCACTTCCTGCTGCTTGCCCTGCTGGTTCATCTGCTGACCCCGTTGGATGGCCCTGTTGGGCCGACGGGATCAGTTAAACACAGCGTTTAATCCAAAGTCAACACGATGTTTAATCCATCTGTGTAAATTTTTGCCTCGGACAACAAAAAGGCCCCGGGGGGACCGGGGCCTGATCATGAACCTGACTACTCAGTTGAAACGTTCGATCCGGTTCCGGAGATAGACCTTCCCACCAATCAGAGTGCCCTCGGGAATAGGGAACGGATCGCCGTAGCTCTTATTTTCGCTTGCCACATGGATGACCCCTCTGTCGATCAGGCGTTTGATCTGGTGTCCGTTCCCCATGTTGATCAGGTAGATCCCGTCACCGTCGAAAGAGGTGATTCCAGTGTCCACCACAACCGCATCCCCTGGCTGGATGACAGGCTGCATTGAATCGCCGTTCCCGGTGATCAGCCGCAGCCGACCTGGTGCAGGTACAAATCCAATGATCCCGCGGATGTATCCAGGCTCGAAGTCGATCGCGCGGATCACTTCAGGGTTGTCCAGATTCTCGATTGCCTCTCCCATGCCTGCCTCCGCGTCCAGGTGCTGAACGCGAACATAGTCACAGTTCGTCGCAGGAGCGGAGACAGGGGACGCGCCGCCGACCAGCATCGGTGCCTGGGCGTCGAGTATCCAAGTGGAGCTGATCCCGAGAGCCTGCTGCGCCTTTGCCGCGCCCGCAGCGGAGACGCCTGTCGGCCGGCTTTCCCAGTTCTTCAGCGTCTGAGGGGACTGGCCAAGCGCCCGCGCCACGGCGGACTGACCGCGGATGGGGTTGTCCAGGTGAGCAGCGGCGGCGTAGAGCCGGGTCATGGATGGATGCATATCAGGCATGCCCGCATTGTCCTGCGACTAAACAGCGTGTTGTTACACGTAGTGTTGACTGTCGATTAAACATCGCGTTTAATCGAGCCATGAACGAGCCCACCACCACCATGCACAAGGATTCCGAGCTGATCGATCAGCTCGGTGGCCCCGCCGAAGTGGCCCGAAAGCTGGGCTTCGATATGCCCAAGGGCACGCAGCGGGTACAGAACTGGAAGTACCGGGGAATTCCCCCGTACACCCGGGTGACGCGCCCCGACGTCTTCGGCCCGGCGCCCGCTGCAGAACCCACCGACTCGGCCGCCTGACGTGGCCACCCTGACCGCTACCGCCGGCCGCCGCGCACCGTCGACCACGAAGAACCAGCTGGCCGCACGCCGCTGGGTGCTGTTCACCCGTTTCAGCATCACGGCCACTGGTGCATTCGTTGCGCCAGGGCACGCCGCGATCTGCGCGGACCGCGGCGACCCAGCTACGTGCGGCTGCCGGCGTGCGGCTTCTATCTTCCCCGCAGGCCCGCGATGACTTCGCTGACGATGTCCGCCTTCAGCGCGATCGGGTCGATCTCCACGCCCAAGGAAACGCCGCAGCCGATGTTCGGGCAGTTGTACGAGATCGCTCGGAACGTCCGTCTTCCGAACGGAACGCTGGCATTGACCTCGCCGATGACGGCGGTGGTGAAGTTCTTCTTGCAGTGCGGACAAACGCTCATGGATACCCCCTCGTTGGTTGGTTGCGGACTGGCATTCGCATCCTACCGCGAGGGGGTGTCCGCCCCTTTGGCCGGCCACGGCTCAGACCTGACGGGCGGGGAAGGGCAGCACCACGCCCATCTGCCCAGCCGTTCCCTTCCCGCGCTTCTGCCGCTTCAGCGGCCGCACGCGGGTCTTCCCCCCATTCGCCCTGACCAGGGCGTACCAGCGCCCCGCGGATTCCTTGAAATCCAGATGGATGACGTTTCCGTGGGGCTTTCGCTGTGAACCGGGCATCGAGGCGTTCCGCTCAGGTGGCCCTCTATTTCCGCCCCCAACCCCAAGGCAAGAAAAGGCAAATCATGGACATCACTGACAAGCTCATGGACCCATCTGGACGGCTGCACCTGGGCATCTGCGTGCAGCGCAGGCCGAAGGACGCACCGCTGCAGGTTGTGCGGCAGATCGAATCGCCTGACCAGGCGCTGGCCGTTGCGATGCGCGCCGGCGAACACAAGCTTGCGACGGTAGCCGCTGCCATCGGGAAGTCGGAGAGCTACGTGTCGCGCATGCGTCGTGGCATGCGCCCGATCCCGCGCCGTCTGGTGGGCCCGCTGTGCGCGGCCACCGAGTCGAACTTGCTCCGCCAGTTCATGGACTTGCAGGCGGCCCTGGAGAACCCGTGCCGGCGCTCGGAAGAGGCGCGCCTGGCAGGGATGCTGAGGGCTTCCTGATGGACGCCACGGCCCAGACCATGATCTACGTCCGCCAGATCTGGTATCTGGCCGGCTGCCTCCAACTGCTGCGGGGTGCGTGATGGCGCGCATCCGCACGATCAAGCCCGAGTTCTGGTCCAGCGAGCAGGTGATGGAATGCTCGCCGATGGCTCGGCTGCTCTTCATCGGCCTCTGGAATTTCTGCGATGACGCAGGCAACCACGTGGCCAGCCCGAAGACGGTCAAAGCCGAGATCTTCCCCGGAGACGATGTTTCCTCGTCGGACGTGCAGGGATGGCTCGACGAACTGTCGTCGAATTCCCTGATCGCCTTCTACACCAGTGGTTCAAAGGAGTTTCTGCACGTCACTGGCTGGAGGAAGCACCAGAAGATCGACCGTCCGACCTACAAACACCCCGAGTTCTGTGAGGGTGATCGTCGAATGATCGTCGAGGCCTCACCCCCGGAAGGGAATGGAAGGGAAGGGAATGGAAGGGAGGAAGAACAATCCTCGCTTCGCTCGGATTCGTCCTCGTCGCTGACGCTGACGAGCGACCCGACGCCGCCCACTGCGAAACTGACCAAGACCGAGCGCATCCGCCAGATCGCCGTCGACGCCCAGGCTGCGTACAACGCCGTGATGGCCAAGCCCAACGGGCTGCTGGCTGCCTGCACGGTGCTGAACAAGCCGCGGATCCGGGCCGTGGAGAAGGCCCTGCCGACGGTGCGCCAGCTGTGCCAGACGATGTTCGGCAGTGAGCGGGTGACGCCGGCGTTCTGGCAGGCCTACTTCGAGACGGCCGCCGATGACGACTTCCACGCCGGCCGCCAGCCTGGTGGCCCTGACCACCCGAACTGGAAGCCCGACTTCGAGTTCCTGCTGCGTGAAACCGTGATCGCCAAGCTGGCCGACCGGGCGCTGTCCGAGGTGGCCCGGTGAACGCGGTGCGCGACGAGGTGAGCCGCCTGTCGGCCCTGTACAGCGACCCGCAGGTGCGGCTGCTGCCGCAGGCTATCGAGGCCGAGCAGGCGGTGCTGGGCGGCCTGCTGCTGGTGCCGCGTGCCTGGGTGGAAGTGCAGGACCTGCTGCGGCCGGAGCAGTTCTACCGCCGCGACCATCAGGTGATCTGGCAGGCCATCGCCGAGCTGCAGGCCAAAGGCAGCACGCCCGACCACGTGGTGCTGGGCGACTGGTTCGCTGCGCAGGGCAAGCTGGATCTCGTCGACGGCGGGGCGTACCTGCTGGAGCTGGCGGTGAACACCGCTTCGGCGGCCAACATCCGCGGCTATGCCGAGATCGTTGCCGAGAAGGCGAAGCTGCGCGACCTGATCGATGCCGGTCATGACCTGGTCAATGCGGCCTACAGCCCCGAGGGCCGCACCGCCTTGGATCTGGTGGGTGAGGCACAGACCCGCATCGGCGGCATGCTCGATCGCGAGCCGTGCGACCTGGAGTCGGTCGCACCGGTGATGGAACGGGTGTTCCACCGCCTGGGCGAGCGCGCGAACGCCGAGGGCGGCATCAGCGGCCTGACCACCGGCAACGACGACCTGGACCAGCTGCTGGGCGGCCTGCAGCCCGGCGGCCTGTACGTGCTGGCCGCGCGCCCCAAGATGGGCAAGACCACCAAGGCGCAGAACTTGGCCGAGCATTGCGCGCTGCGCCGGCAGAAGCCGGTGGCGTTCTTCAGCTTCGAAATGCAGCCCGAGGAACTGGGTGACCGCATGCTGGCCAACCAGGGCGGCATCAGCGGCAGCCGCATCCGCACCGGCAAGCTGGACGACATCGACTGGGCCAACGCAACCCAGGCCACCCGTGCCCTGTCGCGCGCGCCGATCTTCGTCAGCCGCCCGCGCGTGGCCAGGGTTGAGCACGTGTGCGCACAGATCCGCCGCATGCACGCCCGCAACCCGCTGGGCCTGGTGGTGATCGACTACCTGCAGCTGATGCACGTGGCCAGCGACAACCGCGCCGCCGGCATCGGCGACATCACCCGGGCGCTGAAGCTGACCGCCAGCGAGCTGGGCGTGCCGTTCCTGCTGCTGAGCCAGCTCAACCGCGACGTGGAAAAGCGCACCGACAAGCGCCCGATCGTGGCCGACCTGCGCGACTCTGGATCCATCGAGCAGGACGCTGACGCGGTGATCTTCATCTACCGCGACGAGATCTATAACCCCGGCAGCCGCTGGGAGGGCACCGCCGAGCTGATCGTGGCCATCCAGCGCAACGGCGCCCCGGGCATGGTGCGCGAGCTGTACCAGCCCGAGTACTTCCGCTTCTCGCCGCTGCCCGAGTACTGGGAGCCGGCGCAGACCAGCGCCAGCGCGCCGCCGGCCGGCACTGCGCCGCGCCCTCGCCGCGGCATGGGCGCCGCCATCAACCGTTCGGGAGATTGAGCATGGAACAGACCTTCATCCTGCGCACCGGCGATGCCCGCGACCGCATGGCTGCCGCGTGGAACTTCGCGAAGCAGTTCCTGGAGCTGGGGCAGGACGTGCGCGTCAGCGTCAAGGAACACAAGCCCAGCCGCAGCCTGGAGCAGAACGCCATGTTCCACGCCATTTGCGGCGAGCTGGCCACGCAGCTGCAGTGGGCCGGCCGCTGGCTGGACGCCGAGGGCTGGAAGCGCCTGCTGGTCGACGCCTGGGCGCGCGAGTCCAACCGCCGGCAGGGCGACATCGTGCCCTCGCTCGACGGCGCCAGCATCGTGAACCTGGCCGTGCAGACCCGGCGCATGACCGTCGGCGAGATGGCCGACCTGATCACCTTCACGCAGGCCTGGGCCGTGGAGAACGGCGTGCGCCTGAGCGACCAGGCGCCGAAGCGGCTGCAGAGGTATGCGGCATGAGTACCACTGACGCCAACTTCCAACTATCCGTGCATCAGCATGGCGAACCAGTGCTTCTTCTTCCACCTCGCAATGATGGCCTGGGCCTCTTGGAACGAGGCATCTATTTGAGCAGCCGCGTCTCTCGCGCTTTTTCCATGTTGTTCACGATGAGGACCCCCGGCAGCCAGGTACTGCCAAACCACGTGCAGCACCCGCGCTGCTTCGTTAGATCGTCCAAGGGCGGGGATGTAACTGGCATCGGTAGCGCTGTCCTGGATCATTGCCTCGCACGCAGCTTTGCTGGTCTCGATTTCGGCTTTGGCGGGAACCGGAGCCTTCACGTCGTCAAGAACAGCAACCAAACGCGCGGAAACTTCTCGAAGACGCTCGAGGCGAGAGACTGCGGATCGCATTCTTTCGAGATCATCCAGCCTCTTCATCCGCACGGGGATGTAGAGGGCGAGGGCGATACCTACCAGAGCGGCGACGACTTGGATCCACGATGCCCACTCAGACTGGCTGAGGCAGGGCCATCCAAAAAGATCGAATCTCCAGCAAACAGCGGACACGGGCTGCATGAATCCCTCCTTGGGCAAAGGGGGCAAGCATGAAGCGCGGACGCAGCACCAGCAAGCCCACGGTCGAGCAGCAGCAGCGAATGGACGCCATCAAGGACATCGGCTGCGTGGTCGCCTACGCGCTGGGCCTGGGTTACATCCCCTGCGACGTGCACCACCTGACCGTCGGCGGCAAGCACGGCCAGAAGCGGCGCGGCCATGACTTCACCATCGGCCTGAACCCATGGTCGCACCGCGGCGAGCCCTTCGGCGGCATGGATGCGGACACCTGCGAGCGCCTGTTCGGTCCGTCCTACGCCAAGCAGCCGCGCCGGTTCCGGCAGGAGATCGGCAACGACGACTACCTGCTGGACCTGCAGAACACCGCGCTGGACCAGTACTGGGGGAGGGTGCGGCCATGGCGCGCAGCCTGACCTTCGGCATCGACCCGGGCCTGAGCGGGGCGATCTGGACGCTGATCGACGGTGAGCCTGGGCCGTTCCTCGATATGCCCACCCTGGATGTGCACGGCTGGATGGAGGTCGACGCCCGCGCGGTGGTGATCTTCATCAGGGCGGTGAGAGCTGAGCACCCCGAAGCCAACGTTGCGGCCTGCATCGAGAAGGTGGGGGCACGCCCGGGCGATGGCGGCACCAGCGCATTCCGCTTCGGGCAGACCGCTGGGAAGCTGCAGGCGTGCTTGGAAGTGATGGGCATCGAGGCAGAGCGCGTCGTGCCGGCCCAGTGGAAGCGGGAGTTCGGGCTGCTGAAGAAGGAGAAGGACGCAGCCCGCCTGCTGGCGATCGCGCGCTTCCCCACCGCCGCGCCGGACTTGCGCCTGAAGAAGCACGACGGCCGCGCCGACGCGCTGCTGATCGCCCTGTGGTTCGAGAACACACACCTGGCCTCGCACATCACCGACGAGGCCGCAGCCTGATCCCGACGAACCCCACCGGGGGACCGACCATGCGCAAGAAGACCGACAACCAGACGCCCAGGCAGGCAGCACCGCACCGGCAGTTCCGCCGGTCGGGTGTGGAACTGGCCGTGGCCAGCGAGGCGGACGCCCTGCTGGTGGCCAGGAAGGTGCTGGCCCGCGTGCGCGACATCCGCAACGCCCAAGGCGAGGGCAGCTACGTGTTCGGCGATCCGGCCTGCGGCATCTTCGCTCTGCGCATCGGCTCGGCAGCGGGGGAGGGCATGCTGCGGGAGCATGGCGAGTGGCTGTTCGGCCTGTACGGCGCCGACACCGCCGACGGCAAGCGGGTCAGCTTCCCCAGCCCGGACCAGATCGCCGAGGACCTGCGGGAGCATTACGGGTGGGAGCAGCCCGAGCCCATCCGCTGGCCGATGCAGCTGGAACTGGTGTTCGCTGCCTGATCGCCATTGATCGGATCGCCCAGGCTGGGATAACAGCAGCATGAGCGACCGCCAGACGCCATCCAGTCAGGAAGCCACCCGGGGCGAGTACCGGGACGACCAGCACGCAGGTGTCGACAACAGCGTGCAGCCGACACGGGGAGTGCCGCGTTGCGGCGGCCATGGGGACTTGCCTCTCCATGGTGACGTTCATGCCCCCGGGAATCGGCAGCCTTGCCCGCAGAGGGCGAGCTGATGCCCCGCAAGAAGCCGGAAGCCGCCAAGGCCAAGCCGGCCAAGAAGACTGCCAAAGCCCCTTCGAAGGGGGGCAGGCCCACCAAGTACCGCGCGGAGTTCACGCGCCAGGCTGCACTGCTGGGCCGCAGGGGCTGCACAGACCCGGAAGTGGCTGAGTTCTTCGGCGTGGCCCTGTCCACGGTCAACCTGTGGAAGATCAAGCACCCTGAGTTTTCGGAAGCCCTAAAGCTCAGTAAGGCCGAGGCTGACCTGCGGGTGGAGCGCGCCCTGTTCGAACGGGCAACCGGCTACCGCTGCCGAGAGGACGACGTCCGGGTGGTGGAAGGGGAGATCGTGGTCACCTCGACGGACAAGCAGTTCCCGCCGGACACCACTGCGGCGATCTTCTGGCTGAAGAACCGCAAGCCGGGCAGTTGGCGGGACAAGCCGGAGGGCGAGGACGACGGCGAGGCACCTGCACCGGTCGCGGTCACGGTCAACGTGGTCAGCGGGCGCCGCCGGAATGCCAACCCTTAACGAACCGCAGGCCGCGTTCCTGCAGCTGCCGCACAAGTTCCGGGCCTTCGTGGGTGGGTTCGGCTCTGGCAAGACCTGGGTCGGCTGCGGCTCGCTGTGCCGCCACATGTGGGAACACCCGCGCGTGCCGGCCGGCTACTTCGCCCCCAGCTATCCGCAGATCCGGGACATCTTCTATCCGACCATCGAGGAAGTGGCCTTCGACTGGGGCCTGCGCGCGCGCATCACCGAGTCGAACAAGGAGGCCCACCTGTACGCGGGCAGGGAGTACCGCGGCACGATCATCTGCCGGTCGATGGACAACCCGGCCAGCATCGTGGGCTTCAAGATCGGCAAGGCCCTGGTCGACGAGATCGACACGCTGAAGAAGCGGAAGGCCCAGGACGCCTGGCGCAAGATCATCGCTCGCCTGCGCGTGAAGGCCGAGGGCCTGCAGAACGGAATCGATGTGACCACGACCCCCGAGGGCTTCAACTTCGTCTACGAGCAGTTCCACCAGCTGCCCAGCGAGAACCCGAAGCTGCAGGCTCTCTACGGCCTGGTGCACGCCAGCACCTACGACAACGAGGCCAACCTGCCCGACGACTACATCCAGTCGCTGTTCGAGAGCTACCCGCCGCAGCTGGTGCAGGCCTACATCGACGGGATGTTCGTCAACCTGACCACGGGGTCGGTGTACCCGGCATTCTCCCGCACGGCCAACAACACCACCGCCACCATCCAGGACGGCGAGGCGCTGCACGTCGGCATGGACTTCAACGTGCTGAACATGACGGCCATCATCTGCGTGATCCGCGACGGCGAGCCCATGGCGCTGGCCGAGCTGACCGGCATCCGCGACACCCCGGCGATGATCCAGGCGCTGCGGGATCAGTACGGCGGCCACCGCATGACCATCTACCCGGACGCTAGCGGCGACAGCCAGCACACCAACAACGCCAGCACGTCCGACCTGGGCCTGATCCGCGCCGAGCGGTCTATGACGATCGTGGTGCCGGCGGCCAACCCACGCATCCGCTCCCGCGTGGTCAGCGTCAACGCCATGATCCTCAACGCCAAGCGCCGCCGCCGCTTCCTGGTGAACGTGCGCAACTGCCCGAAGCTCACCGAGGCGTTGGAGAAGCAGCCCTACGACGCCAACGGGCTGCCCGACAAGACGACCGGTTTTGACCATCCGCCCGACGCGCTGGGCTACTTCATCCACAGCAAATTCCCCGCCGCAGTAAGCGCGCGCGACCGACCGTCCATTGAACGGCCTCGGGTGCTGGTGCCCCATAGCCGCCAGTGGTTGGAGTCCTCCGACCAGCCCTCACTCGCCGAACGTAGGAGATCCGCCCTGTGACCATGCCCACCGCCGAAGGCTTCATCGATGTCATGGCGGCCGAGCAGGCAGCCGATGCAGAGCGCGAGGCAGAGGCCCAGGCGCTGGCGCAGGAAGAGGCCGACGTCGCCAACTGGCACAAGCGCATCAAGGAGTCGCGGGACTTCGACAAGGACGCCCGCAAGGGCTACGCGCTGGACAGGCGCTACTGCCGCAACCAGGTGGATCCGGTGTACGACGTCAGCGTGCCCATCGCCGGCACCTACGTGAACCTGCTGACCTCGTTCCTGTACGCGCGCGACCCAGAGCCTGCCGTGCAGCCGGCCGAGTCGGTCGGCACCAGCCGGGTGAAGCTGGCCAAGCAGGTCGGCCGCACCCTGGAGATCGTCATCGCCAGCCTGTGGAAGCGCGGGCGCCTGAAGCACGCCGCCGACGCCATGGTGCGCTCGGGCCTGAGCGTGGGCATCGGCTGGATCAAGGCGGCTTGGCACCGGGAGACCGAGCGCGACGCCATGACCGACCAGCGCATCGCCGACCTGCGCAACAAGCTGCAGGCGCTGGCATCTATCGAGGCTGAGCTGGCCGAGGGCGACGCGGCCAATCCGGACCTGCTGCGCGCCCAGTACGAGCAGCAGATGCAGGCGCTGGAAGCCCAGGTCGAGAAGGTCATCTACAACGGCCTAGTGGTGGACTTCGTCCGCGCCGAGGACATCCAGGTGTCCATGGATGCGGCGACGCTGAAGGATTACGTGATCGCGCCGTGGATCGCCCACCGCAGCTTCATGCCCTACGACGAGGGCATCGCCGCCTTCCCCGAGCTGCGCGACGAACTGGGCAAGGCCGAGGCCTACTACCACGTGAAGCGCGACTGCGCGCCCCGCGATGGCGGCGTCACTGCTGCCGATGGCGTGGTCAGCGATACCGACGCCGAGGTGTTCCGCAGCGCCACGGCGGCCGGGCAGGGCAGCGACGCCGGCCCGCGCTTCCTGTGCATCTGGGAGGTGTGGGATCTGACCACCAACCTGGTGCACACCATCACGCCAGGCCTGCGCCGCAACCTGCGCCCGCCCTTCGCCCCGGACCAGGCCAGCACGCGCTTCTACCCGTTCTTCCAGTGGGCGCCGCTGTGGGTCGACGGCGACCGGCACCCGCAGTCGCTGGTGGACCGCTCCCGCTCCCTGCTGGACGAGTACAACCGCACCCGCACCAACTACCGCGAGCATCGCCGCCGCGCAATCCCGAAGCTGGGCTTCGACCGCGGTGCCGTCGATCCGGACGACGCAGCCAAGCTGGAAGGCGCCGGCATCGCCGAAATGGTCGGCCTCGACCTGAAGGCGCAGCCCACCGGCAACGTGCTGTTCCCCATCCAGTACAACCAGATCGACGCCGCGCTGTACGACACCGCGCCCATCCGCGCCGAGCTGGAACTGATCTGGGGCATTCAGGAGGCGCTGTCCTCCAGCATCCAGACCGCCAAGACCGCCACCGAGGCCGACATCCAGCAGCAGGGCACCGAGTCCCGCCTGGGCTACAGCCGCGACAGCCTAGACGACGTGCTGGGCGATCTGGCGCAGTACAGCGGCGAGATGTCGATGTCCCCCAACGGCCTGTCGCCCGACGAGGTGAGCGACATTGCTGGCCCGGAGGCGTTGTGGTTCAACGCGCCGCTGCCCGATCTGGTCAACGCGCTGCTGAACGTCGACATCCGCGCCGGCAGTTCCGGCCGCCCGGCGTCCAGCCTGCGCCGCCAGCAGTGGGGCGCGATCCTTCCGCAGTTGCAGGAGGCCGTCATCACCATCGGCCAGATGCGCGGCGCAACGCCGTTCGACATCGCCAACAGCCTGGAGCAGCTGGCCGTGGAATCGGTCGAGCGCCTGGGCGATCCGTCCATCGACGCCTATGCCTTCATCCCGCAGGTGCCGGAGGTGCCCTCCATGGGCATGCCCGGCGCCGCGCCCATGCTGCCCGGCGCACCTGGTGCGGATCCGATGCAGCAGCTTCCGCCGGCCGAAGCGCCGGTACCCACCGCAGCACCCGTGGGCGGCGTTGTCGCCCCGCCTCTCTGACCACAGGAGCAACCCATGCGCCGCCATCCCCTGACCTTGGCCATCTGGCGCGCGATCGCCAGCTGGAACCACTGACCACCGCACCGCCAACCCGCCGCCAATCGGAGCAGCACAATGCACATTGAAGACCCGAACACCCCGGCCGCGCCGGACCCGACCCCGACCGACACCCAGCAGGGCGACACCGCCGCACCGCCGGTTGCCGACGGCGGGGACACCCCGCAGCCCGCTGCCGCAGAGCTGGACGCCTTCTCCGCCGGCGTGGAAGCCGCGCGCGAGCAGGAAGCGCGGGAAGAGGGCGCACCTGTCGAGGCAGCGCCTGCAGCAGACGGCGAGCAGCAGCCGCAGGGCGACGCGCCGGCCGCGCCCGCTGCCACCGACCCCAACGCACCGCCCGCCGCGCAGCAGCCGCCCGCGCAGCCCGGCCAGCAGCCGACCGTTGACGACGAGGTCAAGCAGCTGGGCCTGAAGGAACGCGCGGCCGAGCGCTTCCAGGAGCTGCACACCCAGGCACGGGATGCCCGCGAGCGCGTCAGCCAGTGGGAAACCACGGTGGAGAGCACCGGCGCGACCCCGCAGCAGTTCGGCGAGACGCTGCGCTACCTGGCCGACGTCAACTCTGGCGACCCGCAGCGCATGGCTGCTGCCTACGACCGTATGCAGGGTGAGCTGCAGTGGCTGGGCAAGCAGCTGGGCCGCGAAGCACCGGGCTTCGACCCGCTCAGCGCGCACGCCGACCTGGCCGGCCGAGTCACCTCCGGCGACATAACCCGCGACGTGGCTCTGGAACTGGCCCAGCACCGGCAGCAGGGCCAGCTGCAGCAGACCCACAGTCAGCAGCAGTATGATCGCCAGCAGCAGGACGTGGCGTTTCAGCAGGGCCTGGCCTCGGTCCAGCAGCTGGGTGCGCAGCTGCGTGCTGGCGATGCCCAGTTCGACCAGAAGCTGGCGCTGCTGGCACCGAGCATCGAGCTCATCCAGCGCACGCTGCCGCCGGCGCAGTGGCCGCAGGAGATCCATCGCGCCTACCTGAGCCTGCCGGCCATAGCGGCTCCCGCTGCAGCTGCGCCCGCCGCGCGGGCAGCACCGAACCCGATCCGTCCGAACGGGGGCGCGCCGGTGGCGCCGAAGATCACCACCGAGAACGCGTTCGACATCGGGGTGCAGCAGGCCCGGGCGCGCGGGCAGTAACGGAGAAGGGGCCTTTGGGCCCCTTCTTGTTTAGAACACCCTGGCGATGGACTGAACCGAGAAAACAGGCTCGTCGCCCAGCGTTTTGCCATCAGGACCGACCAGCCAGCCGCTCCATTTCTGGAACCGGCGACGCATATCGCTCAGTCCCCCGCCGTCGGACAGCATTCCGTTGAGGTCGAAGAACCGATCGCCCTGTCCGTACTGAGCGTAAAGGTAGGGCCTATCGCCAAGAACCAACGCCGCGTTCCAGTTGCCATCCTGGTGGTCAACGGTCTGATCGATGCCCGAAACGCGAGCCTCAATTCTCCACCCACCGGCGATATACGTGCCGACGCCAGCCGGATGGGGGAAGAAAAGCCCAGTGAGTTCACCAGTCAGCTGGACAGCAGAGTTCTGCCCAGGATGGCCCTGATTCGCGTCCACGGAGATGAACCAATCTCCGTTTTTCAGATAGAAGTTGCCGGTCGGAACTTCGTTCGCATGTGCGACAAAAAATGCTTCTACGGGAAAACTCATTCCATTGCCCCTGTTTGAGATAGCCGGCTTGCCCCGGCTGGCCGAGTTTACCCGGCGAACGCCCATTGACGCGCCCACCAGCACTGGCATCTTGACCACCGAGCGGCACAACAGCCGCCCCGCGTGTGACGTAAGCCGGGTTCGCCGCCGGTAGCGCTGTAACGAGCCTCGCGCCCTCGGAACGCGGAAAGACCCTCAGCCCTCGCGGGCTGGCCATCTTTCCTTCCGAGGCCATTCCTATGCCGCTTACCGCCGCACAGCTGCTGTCTGGTGCCAACACCCAGCTGCAGTCCTACGCCACCAACGACCCGATCGACCAGTTCACGACCCAGCGCCCGCTGGCCGACTGGCTGATCCAGAACCGCCAGGATTCGATCTTCGGCAACGGCGTCTTCAACGAGAAGGTGCGCTACACCAACGACTCGAACTACCAGAACTACACCGGCGACGACCAGGTCACCTACAACCGCAAGAAGACCGTGCGTCTGGCACCGTTTCAGGCGTACGAGGCCTTCGACGGCTTCACCCTCAACGAAACCGAGCTGGCCAACAACGGCATCCTGCTGACCGACGACCGCAACGCGGTCATGACGGACGCCGAGAAGATCCAGATCGTCAACATCCTCCAGGAGAACTGGACCACCCTGAAGGACGGTTTCCAGGAGAACTGGGACATCGAAGTCCATCTGGACGGTGCCACCAACCCGAAGGCCGTGCCGGGCCTGGACGCGCTGGTCAGCACCACCCCGACCGTGGGTACCGTCGGCGGCATTGATCGCGCGGCCACTGCCTACTGGCGCAACTGGGCCGACATCGGCATCAGCACCGCAACGGCCGGCAACCTGATCTCGCACCTGGAAACCCTGTGGCGCAAGTCCATCGCCTACGGCAAGTTGGGTGCGCCCGACTTCATCGTGGTCGGCTCGGACATGTACGACGCGATCCAGGCCGATGCGCTGAAGGTCATGAGCCGCCAGATCACCATGGGCACCTCCACCACCGGTGGCGTGACCCTGGACCCGTCGACCAAGGCCCTGGCCTTCAAGGGCGTGCCGGTGGTGTGGGATCCGACCTTCGACGCCCTCGACGACCTGCTGGGCACCATCGCGGTGCCGTGGAAGAAGCGCGGCTACTTCCTCAACAGCAAGTCGCTTAAGCTGCGCCCCGTGAAGGGCCGCTGGATGGTCCGCCGCACGCCGCCGCGCGTGTACGACCGCCACACCCACTACTTCGGCATGACGGCGCACTACGGCCTGACGCTGAAGAAGGGCAACAGCAACGCGGTCTTCTCGATCGCCTGACCCCACGCAACGCCGGCGGGGGCATGCCTCGCCGGCAGGAGAACGAAATGCCGAACGTGAAGACGCTCCCGACCGGGGGCACCATCGTCAAGCTCAACAAGACCCCGCTGCTGGGCGGCTGGGGCCGCGAGGGCCTGGCCAATCTGGGCGGCAACACCGCCGTGACCACCGGCGTGCTGCTGCAGGGCCATGAAGCCCCGGCCGACGGCAGCACCCCGGCCGCCGGCAGCTCGGGCTGGTTCACCGTGCTGAGCGCAGCCGCCAACCTGGCTCCGGTGGTCGAGATCGCCGACCTGCCGGACTTCATCCGCACTGGCACCGCCGCGACGGCGCCGATCACCCTGGAGGGCGTGCAGTAATGGCCAAGACCGTATCCCTGCTGTTGCTGACGCTGGTCATCGACCGCGACGCAACCACCAAGCTGCCGGTGCAGATCTTCGACTACGAGCTGCCGATCGTGGAAGAGCTGTACCCGCCGGAATCCATCAGCGAGCAGAAGCGCGAGGCCATCGAGGTCAAGGACTTCGACGTGGCCGAGGTCTTCGCCGGCCTGCAGAACAAGTACGGCCGCACCCCGGATGGCGAGGAAGCGCTGAAGCACGCCTACCGCAACGAGCGCGAATTCACCAAGGCCGTGCAGGAGAGCATCGCCGCGGCGAAGGACGAAGCCGAGCAGGTCGACCAGGAGGACGAGGAAGACGACGACCAGCCGACCGAGCTGGAATCCCTCGCCGGCAAGACCGTGGCCGAGATCGAAGCCGAGCTGGAAAACCTGACCGACGAAGACCTGCATGAGCTGGCCGAGATCGAGAAGGCCGGCAAGAACCGCAAGGGCGTGATCGACGCCATCAACGCGGCGCTGGGCGACCAGGGCAGCGAAACCGTTTAAGTCCGCTGGCGGCGGGCTGGCGGCCGGCCGGGGCAACTCGGTCGGCCGTTTTTCTTTCTGGAGAGCAGATATGGGCGGCAACAACGCACCGATCATGGTCAACGGCGGCAACGTCTACGACAGCCCGCTGGGGTACGACGCGCCGGTGGACTACGACACCGCGCAGGTGAACATGCAGGCCATCGGCACCGACTGGTCGCTGAAGAAGTGCCGCCAGGAGGTCATCCGCCGCCTGGGCTTCGTGGTGGAGCCGGTGAAGGTGCAGCGCACGTTCGCCCAGCTGCGCAGCACCGTGGCCACCGCGCTGGGCTTCAGCCACGTGGCCGTGCCGGCGCCGCGGACGATGGAGTCGCTGCGGCTGGAGCTGCTGCGCCGGCTGGGATTCTCCGCCCAGGCTGATATGGGCTTCTGGTCGCCGGGCATGAAAGAGCTGCTGACCAACTTCCTGTACGAGGCGCAGGTGGCGCTGCAGCACCAGTACCGGCTCAGCGTGGACACGCCGCTGGCACCCTTCCAGGCTGATGCCGACGTGACCACGCTGGACCCATGGGCCGTGTTCCTGCTGGCGCTGGCCAATGCCAAGGCGCATCACGGGCAGAACGATTCCAAGGCGTACTTCGAACAGCTGGGCGGATACATCGCCACCGCGGCGAAGTCGGCAGACATCGACCAGATCATCAACAGCGCGCAGGACTCGCTGCTGCAGCGCTACGCCATGGACCGCTACACCGACGGCAGCGCGCCGCTGGTGGATGGCGACGACAAGACCCTGATCGATGGCGTGGCCGTGGAAGCGCAGGCGGTGGCCGACGCGAAGGCGAAGTACGGCCAGAAGGACGCTGAGGCCTACTACGCGCGCCTGAAGGAAATGGCTCAGCGCCGGCCGTTCGATCTGGACGCCATGGTCGACAGCTTCATCCGCGACGCGCAGGACCAGCTCTACCAGCAGTACAAGGAGCTGCGCACCGAGCGCTGGTGGACCATCCAGTGCGTGCCGGGGGCCAACCTCTACGACGTTCCGCTGGATCTGGATCAGTACCTGGACTTCCGTCGCATCACCTGGGCCGGCATCCAGGACGACGTGCAGTGGTCGCCGCTGATCGAGGGCATTGACCCGTTGCTGTACACCAGCAACTCGCTCAGCAAGCCGGCCTATTTCCGTGTCACCGGCTGCATCGAGATCTACCCGGCGCCGGACCGCGCCTACACGATCAAGATCCGTGGCCACCTGGGCCTGAAGTGGCTCAACGGTGACGACGATCTGCTGACGGTTAACAGCCGGACCGTGTTCCTGCACTCGCTGGCCAACGCGAAGGCGCACTACCAGCAGCCCGATGCCGGCAACTACATGCAGCAGGCCCAGGCCTACGTGCGGCAGCTGATCGCCGGATCGCACGGCACCCGCCGCTACATCCCCGGCACGCGGCAGGTCCCGGCTGCGCGCCGGCCCATCCCCGTTGGCGGCTGGCCGGAGGACTACTGATGCGCGCCACCTACCTCAGTGCGGTCAAGGCCGGCATCACCCGCCTGCGCGACAAGGGCGGAGCGTCCGAGGATGCTCTGTTCGACCTGGTCAACGGCTACGTGACCGCGGCGCGCACCATCAAGATGCGACAGGCCGCGCACATCGCCATGAGCCTGCCGCCGGGCACCATCGGCCTGACGTCCTTCAAGGGCGCGTTCGTGGCCTATGCCGACGAGGTCGTGCCGCCCGGGCCGGGCTACTCGGTGGTGGTGCTGAAGCACCCCAGCAACGGCTCGGCCACGCTGCAGGAGATCCACTACGCGCTGCCGTACCTGGGCTTCCTGTACGTGGCCGCACAGTTCTCCGATGGGTCCACCTATCACTACTGGCTGGAAGAGGGCGATCCTTGGGCGGCCGGCACGACGTACCTGCCTGATGCGCTGGTCAGCCCGACCGTGGCCAACGGCCTGGCCTATCGGCTGGTGGAAACCGGCGGCGGCCACCCGGCGTGGGAGGCCTACGCCACGCGGGCGGTCGGCAACACCGTGCTGCCCACCACCGGCAACGGCTTCCAGTACACCGTCACCTCGGTCAGCGGTGCCAATGCGCGCTCCGGCGACACCGAACCGACTTGGCCGGCAACTGCCGGCGGCACAGTCAACGAGGACGTGGCCATCGAGAACCCGCTGGCCACCGCCGGCAGCGGCACGGCCGGTGGCTCGGTCCCGCAGTGGTCGCTGGGCAAGCAGGTAGCGAAGGGCGACCTGATCCGGCCGATCAACCTGCCGGCGCCAACGCCTACTGCGCCGATCAACGCTGGGTTCACCAGCGGCGCCACGGGCTGGGATCTGGAAGGCGGCGCGCAGGTCACCGCCGGCCAGCTGGAACTGCCGGGGCGCATCAGCGACGGCGCGGGCGTGAATCAGGCCCGGTTCGTGGTTGCCGACGGCGGCAGCCTTACCGCGTCGGCACTGATCGACCAGGGGCCGGCGGTTGCCGGTGCCACGCGCGGCTGGGCCGAGATCCGGTGGTACGACAAGGACGACACCATGGTGTCCTACACCCAGGGCACGATGATCAGCAGCGGCGTGGCCACCTCCACGGTTACCTCACCGAAACCTGCAGGCGCTGCCTACGCGCGCGCCGCTATCGGCCTGTGGTCCGTGGCTGACCACAACCATTCCACCTACGGCGACAACCTGACCGTCAGCGGCGCGGCCAACGGTCTTCCGGCCGGGCTTGTCTACCGTGCGGTGCAGGAAGTTACCGGCCACACCGGCGCGACCGAGCCCACATGGCCGAACATCCTGGGCAAGCGTGTGGTCGACGGCGGCGTGACCTGGGAAGCGGTGGCGATCACGCGCGTGACCTGGCAGGCAGCACCGCTGTACGTCAGCGGCGGCAGCGAGCCAGCATGGCCAACGACGGTGGGCGGCACCGTGGTCGACGGCAGCGTGACGTGGCAGGCCGTCAGCCGGCGCATCGAGGACGCCAACTGCCCGAACAGCCCCGTGGTGGCCATCGGCGCGTCCAAGGTGTTCGCCGGCAACGGCGACACGGTGCCTTACAGCGCCACGGTGGCGCCGAAGGACTGGAGCAGCGCGGACGATGCCGGCTTCCTGCCGGTGGGCCTGCAGAACTACGGCGCCAACCCGGTGGCGGCCATGGGCCTGTACCGAGGCAACCTCGCCGTGTTCAACGCGGAGGCGCTGCAGCTGTGGCAGATCGATGAAGACCCGGCCAGCATGGCGCTGCTGGACGCGCTGCCCATCGGCAGCACCCAGCACCGGGCCATCGCGGCCGTGGCCAACGATCTGATCTTCCTGGCCAGCCAGGGCGTGCGCAGCATCGGCATCGCCGCCAGCAGCACCAACTTCCAGGCCGGCGACGTGGGCATGCCCATCGACGTGCTGATCCAGGCGTGGCTGCAGGACACCACGGTGGTGCCGCGCGGCCTGTACTACCCGGCGGCCGGCCAGTACTGGCTGATGTTCGCCAAGGGCGGCCAGACGGAGGTGTTCGTCTACTCGATGACGCAGATCGGGCAGGTGGGTGCGTGGAGCCGGTACATCTTCGCTTTCGAGGTGCACGCCTGGGCCATCCAAGGCGACTCGCTGTATCTGCGTTCGGCCGACCGGATCTACCGCATGGTGGACGGCGCGATCGGTGACGAGATCACCGCCGGCGTGTTCACCCCATTCCAGGGCGTCATCCAGTGGCCGTGGCTGGACTTCGGGCAGCCGGGCGTCACGAAGATGATGTACGGGTTCGAGGTGGTCGGCCGCGGCAAGGTGGGCGTGCAGATCGGCTTCGACCAGACCAGCCCCAATGCGTTCACCCCGGCATTCGTGGTCGACCCCGACACGCTGCCCGGCGGGCCGGTGCCGATGTCCGTGGCATCGCCTACCTTCGCCGTGCGGCTGGTCTACGACGGCACCGAGGCCTGGCAGTGGAACGCGTTTGGCTTGTATTTGCAGGACTTCCGGCCGATGTCGTGACCCTTGAACAGGGGGAGGCGGAGGGCAGCATAGGCGCATGATTTCCCCCCGTCTCCCTCGCAACGTCGTGCCCTGTCGGCCGCTGCACCTGGTGGTGCTGGCCGACTGCCTCCGCGAGGAAGAGCAAAAGCAGTTCCTGGCCGTGCTCGGCGGCACCACCTACAACCCCGACACCGCCGCGCACGCGCTGGTGAACATGTGGTCCGCTTCCGCCCCCTACGCTTTGACCGTGCTGCGCGCCGATGGCACGCCGGCCGCTGCCGGTGGCTTCGAATACGTGGGACAGGGCATCTGGCAGTCCTGGATGGTCGGTACCGACGGGGGCTGGGCCGAGCAGTGGCGCGCGATGACCAAGGCCACCCGCTGGCTGATGGATCGACTCTTTGCTGGCGGCGCACGCCGGCTGCAGGTGAACGCTCTGGCTGATCGGCACGCCGCGATCGAATGGTTCGAGCGGTCGCTGGGCATGTTGGACGACGGCGTGTGGGGTGGCCACGGCGCGAACGGCGAGGACATCGCCCACTTTTCCCGAATGCGAGGTGCCTGATGGGCGCGAGTAGCGGCAGCAAGGCGGCCAACGCGGCCGCACAGACCGAGGGCTGGCGCACCTCGAACATCAACCGTGCCGTGGGCCAGATCAATTCGATCTACGAGTCGCCCAACCGACAAGCCGGGCTTGACGACTTCCTGGGCGCCACGCGGCAGTTCTACGGCGACGAGTTGAACCGGCAGAAGTCGCAGGCCGACCGCAGCCTGAAGTTCGCCATGGCGCGCAGTGGCCTGTCGGGCGGCTCGGCCACCGTGGATGCCAACCGGCGGCTGGGCGAGGACTTCCAGCGCGGCGTGCTGGATTCGGAGCGCCTGGCGCAGGGCGCGCTGGCAGACCTGCAGGCGGCCGACGAGACATCGCGCCAGAACCTGATTTCGCAGGTGGCCGGCGGCATGAGCCTGACCAGCGGCGCCACGCAATCCGCGCTGGCCATGCAGAACAACCTGCAGTCCGCGCAGGGCCGCCTGCGTGCCGATGCGCTGGGCGACGTGTTCGGCGGCTTGGCCGACGTCTACACCCGAAGCCGAGAGACTGCCGCAGACCGCCGCGGCTTCCGTGACGTCTACAACACCCTGTACCAGCCGGGCTTCGGCTACGGGAACAGCCGATGAACGCGCTGCCGCAGGTGCTGGAAACCATGGATGCCCTGGTGAGCCGGCCGAGCCTCGCCGACATCCTGCTGCTGCAGGACCAGTGCGCGCAGCTGCCGCAGGTGGATATGCCGGTCGAACACGTGTTCCTGCCGGGCCATTACCTGCGCAAGATGACCATGCCGGCCGGATCGCTGGTGGTTGGCAAGCGGCACCGGTACCGCCACGCGCTGATCGTCTCCGGCCACGTCACCATCCGCACCGCCGATGGCATGCGCGAGCTGCATGGCACCCACATCATCGACTCGCCGGCCGGAATGAAGCGCGCAATCTACGCGCACGCGCCGAGCGAACTGGTAACCGTCCACCTGACGGACGAAACCGACCTGGACCGGATCGAGGCGCTGGTGATCATGCCCGATGACGAGCCGCTGGCACTGGAGGATCAGCCATGACTTGGGTAGCAACCGCTATCGCGCTCGTTGCCGCCGCAACGCAGCAGTACACCTCACACAAGGAGAGCAGCGCCCGCGACAACCGCATGGCGCAGCAGATCCGCACGCAGGCAGAGAACCAGGACCGCGCCGACGCGGCCGTGGGCGACCTGCTGGCCCAGCGCGCCACTGACGACGGCAGCACGCAGCGGGCGGCTACCGAGCGCAGCTTCCTCGGCCAGGCGCAGGCCGCGCAGATGGCGGCCACCAACGGGCTGCGGCAGTCGGGCGCGGTCAGCGACGCCTACCGGACAGCCGCCAACGACGCGGCGCTGGGCATCGGTGACTACGGGCGCACGGCGGCCAATCTGATGGCGCGCATCGACGCCCCGCAGCAGCTGCGCAGGCGCGAAGGCCTCTCCAGCGGCAACCTGGCATCCCAGCTGGGGCTGATCGGCCGGCAGGCGCAGAGCGACGACTACCTGGCCAACCTGGAGCTGCAGTCCATCCGCGCCAACCCATGGCTGACCGCCGCGGCGCAGGCGGCACAGGGATACGCGCAGGGCTACAGCGGCAGGGCCGGTGCCAGCACCAGCAGCGCGGGATCAACGGGCGGCTTCGGCAGCGAGGCCGGCAGCTGGTACAAGAATTCCAACCTGTGGGGGCGGTGAGATGGCGACGAACGGATGGGCCTCTCTCGGCCAGGCTTTCGCGGGTGGTGCTGCACGGCAGGAGCAGGCATACCAGGCCGGGCAGACGCGCGCCGCCCAGCTGGCCCAGCTGCTGGCAGGTGCACAGATCAAGCGCGACGAGGCGATGGCGCGCGATCAGCTGCAGGCGAGCATTGGCGGCGTGGTCGCGGACCCGGCGCAGGCCAACCTGCTGGCCACGGCGCTGCGCGGCGGCTTCGACCCGACCAAGATCACCGGCTACACCGGCGACGTGCAGGAGCAGGGCTTCCGTGGCGACGCCGTGACCCGCGCTCTGGCTGGCGACTGGGCTGGCGCCAACGCGAACCTGGTGGGTGTGGCGAACGGCCCGGTGGAGCTGGCCAGCATTCAAGGGCAGAACTTGGTGAACAACCGGCTGCTGCCCGGCGGTGGAGGCGTCACCACCACCGAGCAAGGGCGCGCCGGCATGCTCGCCGATGCCGCGCGTGCGCGCGCATCCGACGCCAGTGCAGCCAGCTCGTTCGCGTCCGCGGCACGCACCCGGCAGGCGATGGGTATCGATGGGGCACAGTTCGCGCTGCAGCGTGCTGGCCAGTGGAACCCTGGCGGCAAGAACGTCGGCGGGGCCTCCCCGCTGCCGGTGTCGGCACTGAAGGAACTGCTGGGCGTGGAGGACGCGCTGGGCGGCACGCAGGTGCTGGCCGACATCATCGGGAAGAACGCCGCGCGGCTGGCTGACGGTTCGCTGCAGGTGAGTCCCACCAGCTCGCTGCTGGCGCGCGGCCGCACGTTTGCTGGCATCGCCACCCCCGGCGACGTGAACTACAACGAATGGCAGGCCGACCTGACCAAGATCGTCAACGAGTCGCTGCGCCTCAACAAGGGCGTGCAGACCGAAGGCGATGCACAGCGAGCCGCCAACGAGCTCATGAGCGCGAACGACCCGGCCACTGCGGCGGCGGCGCTGAAGCGCCTGGCCGGCTTCAACCAGCAGGCGGTCGAGCTGCAGCAGCGCAAGGCGGCGCTGATCAACGGCAACTACGGCCGCACCACCAGCCCCGGCGCAATGCCTAGCGCGGTGGAGGCCTTCGGCGGTGGCCCTGCGCCAGCACCGGCACCGGCTGCGCCCGCGCGCCGCCGCTTCAATCCGGCAACGGGAAGGATCGAGTAATGGCTATCGAGGTCGAATTGCCCGACGGCAGCATTGCCGAGTTCCCTGACGGTATGTCTGATGACCAGATCAACGCGGTGCTGCAGCGCCAGTTCGGCGGCGGCAACGAACTGCCGATCACCAACCTGCCACCGGTGCAGGCGCAGAGGCCGGACTTCTCCGGGGTGACCAGCAGCGTGGACAGCACCGCCAGCGGGCGCCAGGCAGATGGCTGGAAGGCCGGCCCGGTGCGCGACGCCATGTTCGGGCTGCGGTCGGTGCTGCAAGGCGGCGGCGGCCTGCTGGGCGCCCTCGGAGGCGATGCGTTCAACAGCTTCATCGTCAATCCGATTGCACGCGCTGTCGGCGCCCAAGAGGCCCGGCCCTACCGGGAGGAATTCGGCGCTCTGGCCGACACCCTGGGTCTGCCCAGGGCGCAGACAGCCGGCGACCGCATCTATGGCGATGTCGGCGAAGCGCTGACCGGTACCGCGCTCACTCTGGGCGGTGGTGCAGTGCTCAACGCCGGTCGTCCGGCGGCATCGTTGGCGTCCGGCCAGGCCGCGCTGATCAATCCGGCGCGCGCGGCGGGTGGCGGCTTGCTGGAGCAGGTGGGCGGCAATGCGCCGACGCTTGGGCAGCGGGCGGCAGATATGCTGACCGCGCAGCCGCTCCTGCAGACGGTGAGCGCAGCAACTGGTGCCGGTGCCAGCGGGTTGGCACGCGAGAGCGGTGCGGGCGGGGTGGGGCAGTTGGTCGCGGCCTTGGCCGGCGGCCTGGCGCCCACGGCTGTGTCTGCGGGCATCCCAGCCGCGCTGCGTGGCGGACTGCGAGGTGGTGAGGGCAATCGGCAGAACCTGGCGCGTGCGATCGATGACTTCGAGGTGCTGGGCGCCACGCCTTCGGTAGGACAGGGCACTGGCGATTGGTCGCGGCAGGGCGCCGAATCGTTGCTCGGTGCCGGTCCTACCAGCGCTGGTGTGATGGCGCGTTTTGCTGACCAGCAGGCCGCGGCAATCGGCGAAGGGCTGCAACGCCAGGCCGATGATCTGTTCCGCAATCCGAGTGCAGAACGGGCAGGCCGTTCGATTGAGCAGGGTATCCGCGGTGACAGCGGATTCATCCAGACCAGCCGCGAACGGGCCAACCAGCTCTACCATCGCCTGGACGAGCTTGTTCCGCAGGACAGCGGGGTGGACGTTTCGAACGTCCGGCAGGCGCTGGCCGAATTGGACGCCGGCATCCCAGGAGCGCCGAACACCTCAAACCTGTTCCGCAACTCGCGCATCAGCGGGATCAAGCAGGCGCTGGAGAAGGATCTGGCCATTCCCACCGATGCACAGCGCTCTTTGGATGATGCGCTGTCGCAGCTCGACAGGCTGTATGCCTCGCGCGATATCGCCTCGCAGGACGCCGGCCGCTTCGCCGCCTTCGCCAACGACCAGGCGAATGCCGCAGAGCGCTACTTCCCGGTTTCCGGGCAGCCGCGCGCGCCCGGCAGGTATGCTCCAGCAACCCAGCGGGTTAAGGAAGGGGCCGAGGCCGCCGCCGACGCCACCGAGGTCTCGCGTGGGCGCGCTTCTCAGGCTCGGGAACTGGAAAGCACGATCGACCAGCTACAAGCTGCAGCTGAGGCGTCCGGCGGGAAGCTGCCGTATCAGGCGGTGCAGAAGCTCCGGACGCTGGTCGGCAACGAGCTGGAAAGCACCTCGCTGGTTGCGGACGTGCCGCGCAGCAAGTGGAAGGCGGTCTACGCCGCCCTGAGCCGCGATATGGAGGGCGCCGCGACCACGCCGGAGGCAAAGCAAGCGCTCGACCGAGCCAACCGCTACTTCAACGCCCGTTCCAAGCGAATCGATGAAATCGATCGCGTCATCGACCGCAACGGCGGCGCCGAGAAGATCTATCAGGCGGTCATGGGCGGCGTGAAGGATGGTGGCTCGACCCTGCGCGCGGTGATGCAGTCGCTGCCGGAAGAGGGTCAGAAGGCGGTCACCGCCGCGGCACTGCGGCGCATGGGCCTGGCCAACCCAGGCGCGCAGGATGCGGCCGGCGAGGCGTTCAGCGCCTCTACCTTCCTGACCAACTGGAACAAGGCCAGCCCCGAGGCACGCCGTGCGCTGTTCGACCGCTACGGCCCGGGCTTCAGCCGTGATATGGACCGCATCGCCTCGGTAGCAGAGAGAATTCGCGACGGCGGGCAGGCCATCGCCAACCCGTCCGGCACGGCTCGTCAGGGTGCTCAATTCGCTTACTGGGGTGGTTTGGGTGGATCGCTGATGACGGGCCAGATCGGCGCTGCCCTCGGCCTAGGGGTCGGCGGCGTTGGCGCGAACCTCGGTGCCCGGCTGATGACCAATCCGCGTTGGGTGAAGTGGCTGGCGAAGTCGACAGACCTTCCTGTCGGCGCACTGCCGGCGCAGATCAACACGCTGAAGCGGATCGCCTCAGAGAACAGCGACCCGGATATTGCAGAGGCTGCAGGCCTACTGGAACAGGAGAATGTAGATCAGGGCGGCAACTGATCCGACGAGCAGGGCAATCACTGCCATGCCGCCCCAGCCGAACGTCACGTCGTGCCACCACTTCTTCGGAAACGAGCGCTCCAGGTTGCGCTCGGCCCGGTTCTGAGCCACAAGCCTTTCGGCCTCAGGCGTCACCGGGTTCTTGTCCCAGGGATTGGGCATGGTCAGATCCTCCTCGAATGGCCGGATGGTACCACCAGCACCGGCCGGCCCCCGCGCCAAAAGGAAAGGCCCGGTTGCCCGGGCCTGGATGCACAGCTACTGCAGACGGATGGCCTTCCGTTCGGCCTTCAGCAACTCAAAATCCGGCTTGCTCAACGTCTTGTGGTTGGGGAAGTTGTGGTAGACCAGGACTGAGTCGGCCTCTGCCACCTGGTAACTCCCATCGGGGATGCCGTATCCGGCATCAGTGAACTTGTAGATCCTGGTTTCAATGCTCAAGCGAGCTCTCCTTTGCTTGCGCGGCATCCTACCATCCACCATTGAACCGGACCCCCCTGAAGGCACCGTAGGCCCATCAATTCCATGGGGGGCCGACAGTGGCACGAATCACAGCACAGGAGGCGGGCGGGCAGAACGTCGTGGCGTTCCTGGACATGCTGGCCTGGTCCGAAGGGACCGATAACGGCCGGCAGCCGACCAAGCAGCACGGCTACGACGTCCTGGTGGGTGGCGGCCTGTTCGCCGACCTCAGCAAGCACCCCGGCAAGCTGGTGCGGCTCAACGCCACGCTGAAGTCAACTGCGGCCGGACGCTACCAGTTCCTGCAGCGCACCTGGAGCGTGCTGCAGGCGCGGCTGAAGCTGCCCGACTTCGGCCCGCTGAGCCAGGACAAGGCCTGCATCGAGCTGATCCGTGGCCGCCGCGCGCTCGATGCGGTGAAGGCCGGCCAGTTCGACCGCGCCGTGGCCCTGTGCGCCAAGGAGTGGGCCAGCCTGCCGGGTGCCGGCTACGGCCAGCACGAACAGAACCTGGAAAAGCTGCGGCAGATCTACAAGAAGGCCGGCGGCACCATGGGCGGGGGCGCATGAGCATGGAAACGCAGCCGAGCCAGGACGGCCGCACCCGCCTGTCGTTGGGACCTGTCGAAAAGTGGATCGTCGGCGCATTTGCCGGCGGCGTCGTCATCGGCGTGCTGTGGCTGGTTGGCTCGGTGCAGACCCTGCTCAGCCAGCAGCAGGTCACCACGCAGCAGGTGATGACCGTCCAGCAGCAGCTGCAGACCATCAACACCCAGCTCGCCGACGTGCCGGCGCTGAAGCTCGAGATCGCCAAGCTGTCGATCCAGGTCGAGCAGAACAAGCAGGACGTCAAGGAGCTGAAGCAGCTGCGGGGTGTCCGATGAAGCTGGAACTGATCGATGGGTGGCGCCGCGCCTGGAAGCTGGCCTCGGTGTGGGTGTTCGGCCTGGTGACCCTGTTCCCGGACATCTATGACGCGATCGCGGCCATGGGCTGGATGGACGAACTGCCCGAGCCGGCCAAGTGGTCGATCCGCGCGCTCGGCGCCCTCGGTGTGATCGCGCGCGTACTGAAGTCCCGGAGGCGCCCCGATGCAAATCCCTGACCCGATCCGCCCCTATGCGGACCTGATCCGCTGGGGCTTGGCCGTGCTGCTCGCCGGCGGGCTGTTCGTGACGGGCTGCCAGCGCGGCGAGGACCGCCAGGCTGCCAAGGACCAGGAGTCCATCGCGAAGGTCGAGAAGCAGCGCGACGACGCCCACGCGGCTGCCGCCGAGAACCTGCGCGCGGCCAACGCCTGCGGCGCGCTGCTGCAGCAGGTCAACGACCAGACACAGGCGTCTATCGATGCGGCCGAACTGGCGCGCAAGGCCGCGGCCGAAGCCGCCAGCCGGGCCGAAG